ATGTCCGTTCAGGCGGCATTTGTTTTGCGCCCAATAAATCAATTCGCCTGCTCTTCGCGTTTGGCTGCCAGTTTGCCGAGATACTCTTCAATCTCACTGGAAAGCCAGCCGGTAATATTTTCGGAAAGTTTGATAGGCTTAGGAAAATCAGGGCGGTGATGGCGGCTCTTAGGGTTTGCCCAATTCCAAATAGTCGCTCGTGAAACACCCATGACGCGGGCGGTATCGTTTACTCTTAATACGGTATTCATATGCTTTGCCTTTCTTAGTCGGGGTTATATGACAGGCAAAAATATAGCCGCCTCTGTGGGCGGCTGTTAAGGAAGCAGCATGTTACTTCCCTAAAATCAGTTTGTTGATTTCATATTTTTCTGAAACTGTTTTATCCAGTATTTAACTGTTTTTTCCGATGGAATGTCAGGGGCTGGTATTTCATCGTTATTAATTTTTTCGAAAATTAAACGGATTAATTTGGCTTTCCCCCCTTTTTCATTCAGCATTTCCTTTCTTTCTTCCAATAACTGATTTACGGCAGCTATCGTTCCCGCTTTTTCATAGGTGCTTTGCCTGGCTTTGCCTGCTTTTCGGGCATTTTCTGTTATTGCTTCTATGCTGATCTGGTCTTTTCTCAACTCCAAAGACATAAACTCTATGGATGTTGCAATTAAGTTTGCTATTGTCTTAAATTGATTAAAGTTTTCTTGTAATGGCTTGTCTTTGAAGTTTGAAACATACTCATAAATAGCCTTAGCCGTGATGAAATACTGCATTTCTAGGCGCATTTCCAAACTTTGCCCAAAGTTCAATTCTTCTATTACGGGATAAAAATACTTTGAATAATCGATAGGGTCTCCGTTCTCTTCCTGATATTTCGCTAACGCTTCATTAACCTGCTCCTCAACTAAAGAAACCTTGTAAGTTTCCTTATGGCTCCATAGCGTTATGCCATGCTCAAGTATTTCAAATCTTTGAAATGCTCTAGTTAACACCCTTTCGGCTTGCCAGCTAAAAACTCCTAGCACGTCATGAAATTCAGGGTTTTTACGGATATTGAATATAGCCGCATATTTTGGGCTATATGCTGCAACATCTCTTGGATATGTGGTATGTGGAATCATTTGACACCTCTAAACTAATAAAAACACCACAAAAAATCGTAGTAGATATTTTCAGACGACCTTTAATCCGTCTTGCCATCTTGAATCAGTTGCAATGCCTGGTTATACCGTTCCCGCAAAAAGCCGCTATACCATTGCATAAACTCTTTGCGCTCATTCAGATAATCGGCGCGGTTATAGGCGGCGCGGATCTTGTTGTTTTCAATGTGGGCAAGCTGCCGTTCTATCGCGTCAGGGTTGAAGCCTTGTTCATTCAAAACGCTGCTTGCAAGCGAGCGGAAACCGTGCGGGGTTACTCTGCCTTTATAGCCCATGCGCTCAATGATACGACCTATGGTTGCGTCGCTAATAACACCGTCCGTCTTGGTGCGGCTTGGAAATAGAAACGGGGTATTGCCCGTGATTTCTTTCAGTTCTGCCAAAAGTTCAAGCGTCCAGTCAGCCAGCGGGACGGTATGGGGCGGTTTCGGCGCGGTCTTTTCGTGCTTCATGCGCTGGGCGGGAACTGTCCATATTGCCGCGTCAAAGTCTATTTCATTCCATTGCCCGCCCCTTAGTTCCGTGCTTCGTAAAAAGGTCAGCATATTCAAAATCAGGGCTATTCTGTTTTGTGGCTCAATTTCTGCCAGTATCAGGCGGCGGAAAAACTCGGTCAGTTCTTCGCGGGGCAGGGCGGGGCGATGGTCGGTCTGCTTGGCGGGGATGTACTTCCGCAATGAATAGGCGGGGTTGGTTTCCACAATTTCAAGCATGACAGCATAGTCAAATATCGCGCCTGTCCATTCCCTGATTTTTTCCGCCGTATTGTTCACGCCCCGTGTCATTACGCCGTCGAGAACCGTTTTAATATCGCTTACCCTGATTTCCTGTATCGGCATTGCGCCGATAACGGGGAAAACGTCGGTTTCAAAATATCTCAACACGCGGGCGGCGTGGTTTTCTTTCCAGCGGATCAGGTTGTCAGAATGCCAGCGGCGGGCGATGGCTTCAAAGGTATTTAGGGCGGCGGCTTGCCGTTCGCGTTTTTCCTGTTGCTTGGCTTCGCTGGGGTCTTGCCCCGATACAAGCAAGCGGCGGGCATTCTCGGCAGCGGCGCGGGCTTCTGCTAGTGATACGGTCGGATATTTGCCGATAGTCAGTGTTTTCTCTTTGCCGTCTATACGGTATTTCAGGCGGAAAACTTTCCCGCCTGCTGGGGTAACTTCAAGATATAAGCCGCCGCCGTCAAACATCTTGGTCTTTTTCCCTGTTTCGGCGGGCTTGGCGTTTTTGATTTGTCGGTCATTCAGCGGCATGGTGGGGGTATGTTTTAGGGGGGATTTTCAGATACCCCGAATCATACCCCCTGATTTTGGTTGATTCAATTAGATTAAATTAGACGGCGTTATATAGCCCAAAAGAAAACAATGGAATATAAAGAAGCCTGAAACCCTTGCATTTACAAGGATTGGTTAATGGCATTAGACGGGATTAAACGAAAAAAAACGCTTAGAATTTCTAAGCGTTTTTGTATGTTGGTGCGGACGGAGTGCGATTAAACAGATAATTGATTATGATTGGTTAGTATCGGTTTAAATATATTTTATAAATAAAACAGAATGATATAGATGAATTATTATTGGTTAGGATGGATTATGGTTTGTTATGGAATATAATTCCGTGTCCCTAAATTGTCCCAGTTTAATACCAATGGCAACAATCGAAAAACGGAACGGCAAATACCGTGTCAAGGTACGCCTGAAAGGTGTTACCAAGTCTGAAACATTTACTTTAAAATCCGATGCTGTCACATGGGCGGCGCGGACTGAGGCGGCAATTTTAGACGGCGTTCAGGGCAATGCGCCTAAAAGCCTTTATTTTGCCGATTTGCTGAAACGATACCGCGATGAAATCACTCCGTCGAAGCGAGGTAGCAGGGCGGAAACATACCGGCTGAATCGTGCGCTACGGTCTGAACTGGCTGATATTAAGGTCAGCGATTTGCGCCCGTATCATTTTGCCCAGTGGCGCGATAATCGAAAAAAAGAGGTACAGGATGCAACAGTAAGACGCGAACTGGAAACCCTTTCTGCTGTATGCCAAATGGCGGTAAAGGAATGGGGGGTTTTGCCATCAAATCCACTCTTGCAAATCAGACGTCCAAGCAAGGGAAAGGCGCGGAACTACATACCGTCTGACGATATTGTTTTGGCGGTTGTGCGCGAACTTGGCGTTGCGGACGGCGTGCCTATAATTACAACCAAGCAACGTATCGGCATGATCGTCCTGTTTGCCATTGAAACTGCGATGCGAGCCAGTGAAATCTGTAACATGTCTTGGCGTGATGTGTACCTAAACCGTCGCGTCGTACATCTGCCAATGACTAAAAACGGAAGCAGTCGTGATGTGCCGCTGTCTAAAAAGGCTATGGCAATATTGGATAGACTACCACGGTCTGAGAGTGGATCTGTGTTTGATGTAAGCTCCCACACGCTTGACGTTATGTTCAGACGTGCGCGGGCGAAGGTTGATGGCGCAGAAAACTTCCATTTCCACGATACGCGACACAAGGCATTGACGCGCATGGCGGCGAAAGTCGAGCCTATGCAACTTGCGAAAATCAGCGGTCATAAGGATTTACGAATATTGCTGAACGTGTACTATAACCCTGATATTGGGGAGCTTGCTGATTTGCTGGATTGAAAAAAAACCGCCTGTTACGGCGGGTTNGAATCTAACCTGCTGTTAATTAAAGAATCTTTGCTATTGCCGCCTGAATCATACCCGATTTAATACCCGCTTTTGATTTTCTGTTACGAAACTGGGCGCGTTTTAATCCAGTTCTCAACTTCATCTAATCGCCATCGGGAAGCTGATCCAATCTTGTACGGGCGCGGAAATTCTTCCTCCTTAATCATGGCATAAATTTTCGTTTTCCCGCAACCTGTTTTCTCGACGACTTCTTTTATTTTAAGAAATTTCATTTTCTGCCTGCCTTTCGTATTTTCATCAGGCGGTANTTTCTGACGGCGGCGGCGTATAAAGTCGTGTACTTCTGCTTTCGGCCATAACCGTTTGCGCGGCGAAATTACAAACGGCTTGGGGAAGTCAGACTGCTTGCAGGTCTGATTAACGAATGTTGCGCGTTTGACGTGTAGTAATTCCGCGCATTCTTGCGCTGTTAGATACATCTTTTGCCCTTTCGTATTTTCATCAGGCGGTATTTCCGCCGCCTGTCGGATTTGGTTTTGCTGATTTTCAATTCTTTCTTTTAAAGAATCGTTTAAGCCAAGAAGCCCCACACAATACAGGCAACCTTGCCACAACTTCGCCCTCGTAAACTGCCGCGGCCTGCGCCCGAATCTTCCGCTTCGCCTCTTCGGCACTGTCGGCAAATACAGATGCCGACCAACACTTGCCGCCAAACTTGTATTTGAATGTAAACTCTCTCTGTTTTGAATTTTTACTCATTTTCCCCTGCCTTTAAAAACTTCTTCAAATCGGGTTTAAAGTAATTTTCGCCTTTTACGATTTTCCCGTTCTCGTTGAAAATCGGATTGCCGTTTTCATCAAACTTACTCCAGTTTGATAAATTGACTTCTTGCAATGCCCCAGCCATGTCAAAGCCCATCATATAGCCTACGCCGATTGCTGTTACGATTTGGTCGCACAACGCGTCTAAAATCTCGACAGACTGATTTTCATCCATACTTTCAACGCCTTTGAGATATGGGGCGCAATTACTCTTAAATCGCAACTCTTGTAAAGCCACATCATCACAATGTAGATTCATGGCGTTGCACATTTCTTTAATCTCTTCAAAATGGCACCCAAACTGAACCATCACATCTTTACTGGTTGGCTCTGGCTTTGCCGCTTTGAACCAATTAATGATTTTTTCAATGTTCATTTTTTAAGCTCCTATTTGTACTGTGTATTCTTTGCGGTCATGCGGTTTATTTGTGTTTACTGCTTGCGCTTGGTAGTAGGCACATAGACCGTCCGCGCTTGGATAGGTCAAGACGTTGATTGCCTCAACCTTGTAAACCGCGCCGTCCTGCGTCTTAAATTCCTGACCGATTTTGTACGGGCAGCCGTGTTTTTCTGGGTTATCTTTCAGGTCGTCTAAAAGCTCGCCCCGCTTTCTGTTGAGATAATCTATCGCCGCTGATAGCTGGCGGAGGTCGTCTGAAATTGTCATTGTGCTGTCCTTACTCTTCAGGCGGTTGGTAGTTCGGGCGGTTCAGGTTGATCCGGTAAGTGCATCCAATGACTAACGGGATATTTACGGTCACTCAACCACTCACCAAAATCGTTATAAGATATTGTTTCATCACAGCGGCACCAAAGAATATCAATACCGTCATCCGCGAAAACAAACAGCCCGCTTGTAAAACCGTAATCATATTCAAACCAGCCTGCCCATACGGGCGTATCTAACGGCGGCAACTCTTCAGATACTTTCTTCCATTCATTCATCTTTGTTGTCCTTTCTGATATTCATTTATCTGTATCGCCACTTTCGGGATTCCTGATACTTCCACCGCAACGATGACGGCGGTGATCAGGATTGCGGCAATTATGTCTTTCATATGATTTCTGCCCGAATCAAGTCCTTGCGGAATTGGTTGTAATTAATCAGGCTGATTCCCGTGTTTTCCTCGAACGGAATCAGGATTTTTGCCATTGCGACACGCACAAAATCTGACAATCGGTCGAAGCTGCCAAGCGTCTTATAGTCATCATGGCGAAGTTCGGGAATTGTGTTTGCCGGTTCTATGACGTTGTTGCATTCGGCGACTCGGTAGAAATGCCATGCCGCATTTAATACCTCTTCACGCAACACGTTTTCTTTTTCGCCGATGTCTTTTGCGATGGTGCGTATCGATTTGCCGTTGATGATGTCAAACAGGGCTTGAATATAGCGTTTCGGGCGGTCGTACAGACTGGCGGTATACAGGGCGATTTGCACGCTTGCACAATAAAGACCTACCTTGTCGATGGTCTTTTCAGGGACGACCGCATCATATGCCTCACAAAACTGAATCAGCTTCAACACTGGCTTCAGGACTCCACGCCGTTGGTTTGGCGACAGGTCGTCTGAATCATTACCGCGTAGGCTCTCGATTGCTGCCTGTGCTTCATTGGTCGTTTTGCTTAACTCGCTGTCGGCGTAGATACAGGCGACAACACGCATTGCGCGGATAAGCTTTTCAAACACGGTTACGCTTATCCTGTCATAACCGTAAACCATCGCTTCATAGTGCATAAGGTTTTTGAT